CGGCAACCGCCTGCTCCGGCTTCAGACCCAACCCCTGAATGGTCGGCAGGTACGGCTCCAGCGCCTGATTCATCGCATCGGCAAACTGCGCCTTGGAGAGCAACGGTTCTACGCCGCGCTTCATCTGTTCTTCGCGTTGCCAAGCGTATTCTTGAATCTTGGGGTCAGCCTTTGCCCAATGCTCGTGATATTCCTTCTTCCACGAGGCAGGCGGCTTGCGCCACAGGGGTTCTTCGGCGGCTTCTGCGGGTTGCTCTTGAACCTCCGCAAAGCGGCCTTGTTCATCCCGCCCCTGTGAAGGGGTTTCCTCGCTCTGCTCAAACTGCTGTTCGAGCAACTCCTTGCGGTCGAGCGTTTCTGCCTGTGGGGCCTGTTCCATTACCGTCTCCTGTGGGGGTCGTGGGTAAATCGGACTTCATCGCGCAACCGCGACAACAACTTGTTGGCATCCGAGTGGGTCATGCTCGACAACTGGTGACGCAGCACATCCACTCGATTGTTCTTGGGTTTTTGCTTGCTGACAAACTTTGTCGGGTCTTCGTTGCCAACCTCGACGCAGCCGTGAGCCTTGAGGTGCAGACGATGCTGCGAACGGGAGGTAATCATGCGCCCGTCAATCATCGACTTGTACGGCGCGATGTCCGGCATGATGTAGTGATGCCGACCGCTTGCGTCACGCTTGCGCTCGACAAACTCACCGTCAACCATTACATAAGTTCGTTTCATAGCAGCAACAATACTTCTTCGTCGTCCATTTCCTGATGCTCTCGCATCAATCGCTCAACCCTATCAATGTCAGTTAACAGGGAGTCCCAGTTAATTGTTGGTTGTGCGATGTTAACAGTTATATGCGGCTCTACAATCGTTTCGGCAATCTCTGGGCGTGCCTCAAGCAGTTGCTCGTAAACCGAGATTAACTCTTGCTTGCGCTTCTCGCGTTTTTCTTGCTCTTCTTCCCAATGCTTCTTGCGCTTCTTATCGCCTTCGTGGGAATCGCTGATGACGATGATGGGCTGGACGGAGGCGGTAAGGGTGCCGGTTGCTCCGGTCGCTTCCACACCGGCAAGTGCAACCTCTCCTTGAAGGTTAACAACACCTGTTTGACCAGATGCTCCCACACCGGAAAGGGCAACCTCGACCGAATCGGTTTCATCTCCAACGGCTCCAACGGCGCTGACACCCGTAAGGCTCGTCTCAAGGCTTGTTCCGACGCTTCCCGTCGCGCCTGTTGCAGAATCGCCCGTGAGCGTGACGCTTTGCTGGGTGCCGAGGTTACCAACGCCGCCGGTTCCGGTGACGCTTGTGACCGGGAGACTGTCCCATTCCGCGTCATCCCATGTACCTGTATTCCACGGCCCCTTCGCCACGACTCATCACGCAATCCGCAAAAGCGCGGTTGATGCGTCACTAACGGGCATCGTGAGGATAAAGTTACCCGCCGTTACCGTCTGCGACCCGAAGGTGTAGACCGCTACCGCCTTGTCACCCTGCGTGCTGTTGTATATCAACACAGCGTCAAACGCCGTGGTCAGGGTCACCCCGGTATAGGTCAACGAGGCAGAGGGTGTCCAATACGCCGTGGTTCCCGTTGAGGTGGGCGCTGTGGCGTTGGAAACGGTGATGCCGCCTGCGCTATACCCCGCGCCCGACACCTCTCCAGAGGCGTTATAGGCGGTCGTGGCAGCGTTAACGGTAGCCGTGGCCTCGTAGAGCGCAGCCTTAAAGGTGTCCTTGTTGGTGTTTGCCCGAGTTGGCGGGGTGCCAATAGCGTGTACACCGCCGAGGATTTCAACCTTGAACGAGGTACACATTGCCTGCGTGTTAGCCATCAGAATTTCTCCAGTTCGCCAAAGAGGGCCGGGGCTTCCTTTAGGTGGACATGGACAGACCGATGCACCAACTCGCCCTCATGCCAATATTCCACCCAACGGGTGTGTTCGTGGTCGTTATCGACCTCGCCCTCGCGCTTATCCAGCAGGGCTTCATCCATCATGCCTTTCGTCGTTGTAATCATTGCAGTCGCGGCTCCAGTTCAAGGGCTTGCTGTACCGCCTCCACGCCCACCGCACGCCCGTCAGGGCCGCGCACGATGCGCTTGGGGGCAGTCAGCGTAGCAAGGGCAGTACGCACGCCCTCCATGTTCTCGGCGTTGGACGATGCCATCTGACCGTAGAGCGCCACGAGGTTCTGCATCGCCTGCCTCACCTCGCCGCCCATGTCTTGCATGACGCGCTCGGTGACGGCTTGCTGCTGCTCCAACGCGGGGATGTCGAGGCCGGGGTTAGCCGAGATACGGGCGACCATGACCTTTGTGGCAGCGTCCAAGTCGGCTTTGTACTTCGCCATTTGCTGCTCTGCGGCGATTTTCTGCTGTGCAAGTTGCGCCTCAAACTGCTGCTTCATCTGCTCTAGTTGCTGGTCATTCTGCGCCTTGAGCGCCTCGACCTGCGCCGATTGCTGCAACTTGGCCTGCTCAATCTGCATGAGCATCTGCGACTTGGCCTGTTCAGCCTGTGCCTCCATCTGCGCCTGTTGAGCGGCGGGGTTCTCACGGGGCTGCGCTGCCATCTGTTTCAACTGCTCCGTTGCAGCGTCAATAGTACCCTCAAGCGGACGCGCCGCCTTGAACGCCTGCACGCCATACTTGAGCAAGTCCATCATCACCGGGACAAGTTCCGGCGAGGCTTGACCAACCGGCAGCGCCTGCTGCAAGAAGCCGCCGAAGGCTTGCAGGAACTGGAGCCTGTCCTGCTTCTCTTGCACCTCATCAATCTGCACAAGGCTGTCAGCGGCGATGTCGATGCGGAAGTTACGCAGCGGCTTGTCGCGGATAAGTTGCAACGCCTGCGGGATGAGCGCCTTGTCAGCGTCCGACATCTGCTCTGCGGCAGAGTAGGCGAGGATGGTCTGCGGCTGGTACCGCATACACATCACCTGCGCCTTGAGCCTGATGACCTCGGTTGCAAAGAGCGCCACATCTTCCTGCATCGACCGCAGGCGCAGGCCAGCGTACTGACCCTTGATTTGCTGCGCCGTCGCCGTCTCCGAGGCCGCAGATTGACCACGGATGATGTCGCTGATGCCCGTGATTTCGTATATCTGACCCTTGATGTCAGCGCGTGCTTGATAGCATTGGATGAGCGCCTGCGCGATGGTGTCAAGCGGCAGCAGGTCAACGCTGCCCTTCAAGCCGCCCTTCTCGCTAAACGCCGCCCATTTGTCCACCGGAATAAGGGCGTTGTTGTCGCCCTCGGTCATCAGCCGCTGCAACGCCGGTTGGCTGGCATCGTACACGCCGCGCACACGCAGCGCCTTGACCAAACCATCAATGCGGTCGGAGAGGATGTCCAACTCCATCGCTTGGTCTTGGTACAGCACGAAGTCGGGGACAGGCACAAGGTTGTCCGAGGTCGTCGTGGCGTAGAGCGGCTTCGGGCAGGGGAAAAACCCCTCGAAGTTGAGCGGGTCGTCACGCACATCAATGAAGTGCGACATACCCTTTGACAACCAGTAGACCTTCAGCGTCTCCTTGTCCCAGAGTTCGCAGATTTTGGCGAGGTTGTACTGACGCTTGCTGTCGCGGTAGGCGTTGAGCGTCTCCGGGCCTTGGTCGGTCGGTATCTGACGCGCCATTTCCTCGCCGAAACGCTCTACAAGCGCCTCACGGGTCATGTAGACCCAGCGCCATACCTGCCCCACTTCTTCCCAAGTGCGGCCCTGTGAGTGTCCAAAATCCTTCCAATGGACATAATCGACCGGGGCGCGTTCGTACTCAATCTCTTCAAGCGGCGGCGGTGCGCCCTCGCCCTGTTCGATGGCAGAGGTGATGGATACGCCATCGTCCTCTACACCAATGGGGGCAACATGAGGCTCGTACCGCACCCATGCCGTGCCTCGACCGCCGAGGAACCTGTCCTCGACATCGTATTTCATGGTCGAGCGGAAGTCGGGGTAGTGCTCAATCTCAAAGTCGATAGCGCGTTCGACCAGCCGTGCAGCGACACGCCCAACGGGGTCGTTATCGCCGAAGCGTCTGCTTACATCAGCCTTCGGCAGTTTGGCGTAGACGGCAGGGATGAGCGTCTGGACATTGCTCCAAAGGATGTTGAACCGTGCGGTTTCGTTGCCGCCCGAGCCTCTGGTGTCGTCGCGGTAACGCTTGACGAGTTTCTTTACCCGCGCCTGCCACTTGGCAAACTCGTTCTCGTAGGTGCCGATGACCCGCAGGTACTTCTCAAGTTCTCGGCTAACGGTCTCGTCCATCTGTCAGTCCTTCTTGTTTCGCGCAGAGATGGCTCTGGCCTTTGCCTTCGCATCTTCCTTGCTCGACGCACCCCAAGCACGCAGCGCAAGCGCAAGGCGTGTCGGCTTGCCGTTCTTCTCCATCGGCCCAGCCATGTTGCCCATGCGTGCGAGGAACGATGCGCGGCGAGGATTGTCGCCGCCCTTCACCGGGGGCTTGAGGGTGCCACCCGTCTCGGCTTTGTAGGAAGCGCGGCCCTTGGCGTTCAAACCGCCCTTCGGGTTCTTGCCTTCACTACGCTGCCACGCTGCGCTCATCAGTAACCCTTTTTCTCTGGTTTAGCCGTCTTCGCAGACTCGCGGAACGCCTTTGCGGTCGGCGCACCAGCCTCTCCGGGCTTACGCATCCTTTCGCCGGAGCCAGCCTTGATGCGCTCCTGCTTCGCTAGGATGTTGGCGTAGAGTCCGGGCTTACGGTTCATTTGCTAAACAGTCCAACCGCCAGCACGGCAGCGCCTGCACCCGTTGTGACCTTCCACGGGCCGGTAGCCGCGTTGAGGCCAAGTTCCACGACATACACGCCAACAGCCGTACTCGCTGGGATGGAAAGGATGGTCGTGCTGCCGTCGATGATGCTGACGGTTGAAGTCAGCGCCGTTGATACCGTCACCACGATGCGATGCAGGTAGTCGTTGGCCGCGCCGTTGGTGCCAAGCACCTGCGCGGTCTGCGAAACGGCGACCGTCTCGTAGGGGTATTGATACGGAAGATTTACGCCACTCATATTCGCGCCCTCCTTGAGACGCTACGCTCGTGAACCTGCCACATATCGTTTAGCGTGACCTCGTTCTGTGGCCCAACAATCAAGGTCTTGCTCTCTAACGGCCTCTGCGCGGACGGTTCAGCCCTCCACGCAACGGCAAGCATACGGAAAGCGTCGGCAGGGTGTGATGTCCAATCGTGTCGGGGTGATGCCCTGAACGCTTTCTTGTCCTCATCATACTCTCGTTGATACTGGCGTAAAGCCTCTATTCCGTCGCCGCATTTTACGGAATTGAACCAAGTTCGGGGCAACATCTGGCGAATTGCTTGGATTCCATCCTGCAAGCCGATGTTCGGCACCACGGACAAATGGTTGATGCCGAGGTGGTCAGCCAACTGCTCTACGATGCTGCGCCCCGTCTGTAGGCTCTTGGCGCGTGCGTCATGCGGCAGGTGATGCTTGCCGTACTGATAACCCTTGTTTACAACCACCTCCGCAATGGCGCGGATGTCTGCACCCGAGACGGCGTAGAAGTCAATGACGCGCACCTCGCCGCCCACGACCTGATACCACCATATCGCGGTGTCGTCGCGGTAGCCCAAGTCCCATGCTGTGTGTACCGGATACCCCGGCTCGAAGACTACACGCTCGTTAATACGCGGCTCTGCCTGTCGCATCTCTGTGCCGAAGAACGCGCCGAGGATAGCCGCCTCGAAACTGCACTCGTACTCTTGGAGGTACTGGTCTTCCGACAACTGCGCCTTTGCTGCGTTGAGTTCACTCTGGGGCAGCAGGCCTGATTCGCTAGCAGGCAGGCGCAGGACAAACCACTCGTCTGGGATGCGCCGTGCTGTCTCGTAGATGTCCCAGAATTGGTTCTTGCCCTTCGGCGTACCGGCAAACACAGCCCAGCCTTGTTTGTCGGAGAGCGCAGGCCGGATGACATTGCCAAACACGCTTGGCTTGAAGTCGCCGTACTCGTCCATGTACACGCCGCTGAACCCAAGGCCGCGCATTGCGTCTGCGTTGTCTGCGCCGAATAGGCTGACCTTCGTGTTGTTAACAAGCGTGATAGTCATCATCTGCTCGTTGGTGTCGCTGATGAGCGGCTGGGCGTAGTGCTTGAAGTAGTCCCACGCAATGCGGCGTGCTTGGTTCTGGTATGGGGCGACATACCCGAAAAGGCCATTCGGCCCCCGGTACATAAAGGCTGCGCGGATGATGTCGTTAACCGCTGCGACAGTCTTGCCAGCACGCCGATGCGCGACGAGGCAGGCCCACCGCTTTGTACGGTCGTGGAACGGCATGAAAGCCCGTCTAGGGCGATACGGGAGTTCTACCCGCTGCTTCACTCGGGCTTGCCCCAAGTCGCCTCAATCTCAATCTTGCTGCCGTCTGGGCCGCTGTGTTCGTGCCGTGCAAGTTTAGGCACATGGTATTCGAGTAGGTCGCTGAAGCACTTGAACGCAGCCTCTGCGCCCTTCTCTTGGTGTATCTCGTCGAGCCAGCCCTGCAAGCGGTCTGCGTTGCCGTCTACGAAACGAGAAATGGCCTCCCTCGCTGCTTGGGTTGACTTGTTCGGGCTTCCTTTGGGTCTTCCTGCTGGCATACCGGGGTTAATATATCTTGATTGTTTATCTAATGAAACTATCTTTGCCGCTGTTGCCTTGGGTTAACTTACTTGCGCTCCAGTATGCGTACCTTCTTTTCCTCACCGGGGAACACGACGAAGTTGCGCGTTCCGGTGGCGCTCAATCCGCGACTACGACTACCTGCGTCTAGGTACTTGATGCCGGGGATACTGGCGTTTTGTAATTTTTCCGATGCTGTAACTTTCAACGGTTTTTCTGGTGATTCTCTTCCGCCGCGCTGAAGATGAATTCGATACAAATATTCTCCCGTCCAATTTTTCCATTTGCTTTCGTCAGGCGCATTTGGCATGGCGCGTATAGCGGCTTTTACAAACTCTGATTGCTCACTTAACGGTTTTTCCCAATCGAGCATACGGTCTATCATCTCGTCGGGGAGGTCGGCGGTGTAAAGGTTGCCCTTTGATTGATTAAATTTGTCAGCGTTTTTTTCTAACCAATCAGCAGCATCTTTTCTGCCAATTTTGTTCAATGTTTCTGTTTTTTCTTTAATAGTCGTGCCGGTGGACGATTGACTCATTGCATATTTTGCCAATCCTTCTGGCGATTTTTTGTCGGAAAAGTCTTGCACCCATTGACCATTAAAATACACATTGTCTTTGCCCTGAACCGGCACAAATCCACCACCCCCCGTTGAGTAGTGTTGCGCTACGCTGGGGCTTTCAGCAAGGTAAATTCCATGCCCGAAAGCCTGCGCCCCCTCGCCCGTGCCAATCTTGCTAGCGTCAAACTCGCCCAGCGGGTTGGCCTCCGTTTCGGGGAACCGATGCGGGGTGCCGTGGTAGACATCAAGTTCAGCGATGGGGGCGGTTTTGCGTAGCGCGGCGGCTATCCGCATGGGGTCAACCATCGACCCTGCGTATTCACCAGCAGCGCGGGGGCTGGTCATTGCCTGCCGTGCGCGTTCAACCTCGCCCTGCACGAGAGCCTTGCCCGTCTGAACCGGCTGCGTAACGATTGCCTTGCCGATGGTACCGAGGTCTTGGGCGGCTTGGTCTAGGCGAGGGGTCGGGCGGTCGGCGGCTTGGGCGTATTCTGCCGTCGTCATACGCCCTATGTTGGGGTCGCTTGTCAGCGCCTCGTATGCAAGTCCTCCGACGCTCCTAGCGCGGTCTGCGAGGGTATCAACTACCCCGCCACCGAAGTCAGCGGCACGGTCGCGCATCTGCTGGAGGTATTGCAGCGCGGCAGCAACCCGTGACGGTTCCGCTTTCTTCATTGCTTTGGGTTAACTCGCCGTGCTTCTTGCTCATGTAAGCGTTCAGCGTAGCGTGTGCTTTCTTCCGGTGTTTTGAATTTGCCGAGGTGTTCGCCGGTTCGACGATAGTGCTTGATGGCTTCATCCTCACTTACGATGCGCCCGTTCACGACTGTGGGAATGAGGACTTCTTCGCCGTCAATGTTAACGCCCATGCTGCGTATCGTACTAATACCGCCTTCACCGGGGATTTCGTTCTTTACGCCAAGTCGTTCGTTTAGGTTGATGTTTCCCGGTTCAATTAGGTCAAACATCGCCATACCTTCTGCGCGGTAATTTCGCAAAGCGTCGGCTATTTTTTTAGGTTTATATGGCATTACCTATGCGCCATTATTCGAGGTTTTCGAGTTTGTACTTTAGGCTCGTCACGCCATCCACAACCGCGTCAAACAGGTTAACAAGGTCGCTGTCCTTCGGGAGTGAGCCTTTGATTTCGTCGAGGAAGGTCAGCAGCGACTTCACATACGCCTTCGGGTTGCTGTTCTTGTGGAACTCGACATCGTAGCCCGTGATGATGCCGTACCTACCCTGATACGCCTCGGCGTACTTGTCCACGAGGTCGGGGATGGCTTCGTAATACTCCCCCAGCGCCATGTGCTGCGCGAAGGACTTGGTGGCGAGGTGCTGAAGGTGCGTGATGGTCGCGCTGTGGAACATGGTTCCGACAAAAAGCGCAGCAGTTTTTTCGTGAACGGCCATTACTGCATCATTTCGTAAAGTTTGGACTTTTTGCGAAACCGATACGGCAGCGTTTGTTGCTTTGCCTTTCCACCTTCGACTGCTGGCAGGTTCGTGATATTTCTCGGCGCTTCCCCGTAATACGGCAACGGAATCACCTTGTTTTCGCCTTCTTCTTCGATTTCTGGGTCAACCTTTTCAACTTCGACCATCGTCGGCATGATGCGCTTTTTAGCGGGAACGGCAGACTGAAGGCGGCGATTTAGCATTTCGCGCACCTCATCTTCAGTCATGTCCTCTTTGGCGTCATTCAGCGCATTGAACGCAAGCGCCAATTTGTCTTTACGAGTGTTCGGCATGGAATTTCCCCCACTTTGGGTTAGGATAATGCTAGACCCCTACAGGGAAGGATGCAAGCATGACTACTATCTCCGAAGCCTACCGCGCACAGCAGGTCGAACTCCACACCAATCCCAACTATGGCGTGGCTTCCATCGCCTTTGCGCCCATCGTCGCAAAGTTAATCGTGGATAACGGCATCAAGTCGTTGTCCGACTACGGTGCTGGCAAGAAGAACCTGCAACGCGCCCTTGAGCCTGCGGGTATCTCGATTGATTACCGACCCTATGACCCAGCCTTTCCAGAGTACGGCGACCCGCAGGAAGCCGATATGGTTTGCTGCATTGATGTGCTGGAACACATCGAACCTGACCGGCTCGACGCTGTGCTGGATGACCTCGTTCGTATCATGCCGAAATTGGGTTTCTTCAGCGTCCACACGGGGGCGGCTGGCAAGACCCTATCGGACGGGCGCAACGCCCACCTCATCCAAGAGCCTGCCCGTTGGTGGCTCCCCCGCCTCTGTGAGCGGTTCCACATCCACCACCTCCAGCACCATCAACTCATGGGTCAAGGCTTCTGGGTCGTCGTTAGCCGCGCCTGAAGCCACGCAACCGTCTCGGCAGGGTCACGGGCGAGGTACCACATCCCCAGAGGCTCAAACGCGCTCTGGAAGCGTTCCTGACCCCTTCGCAATTTGCCCTTCGGGGTCTTGATTTCGAGGAACGCCGCGAAGCCGGGGGCGGTCACCAGTTTGTCGGGTACGCCTTGACCTGCCTGTCCCAAGTCGTAAACCGTAAATCCTACCGCCCTGACGGCTGCGGTGATGGCGGCATCGTTGGCATCTCGGCGTGCGGCGTAGCGCATCAGAAAGACCCGTCAGCCCATTCGTACCAGAGTTTGTAGGCGCGTACAAATTCCTCCACGCCTTCCCCAAGCAGCATTGCTTTGCCCTGCGGCGGCACGAAGAAAAACCGCGCTATCCGTAGCCCCTCGTCCGTATCCCCGCGCACCACCCACACTTGGAAGTTTGGCGTGGCAGCAAGTGCCTGCAAGGTGCGGCGCAGCCCTTCGGACATCCCCTCACCCTCGCGCTTCCATTCTAGTACGAGAAACTTTCCCTTACGCTCGATGATGCCGTCGATATTGCACGGGCAGGCTTTTGGGTTGTTTGGCAGCAACCCGAGGAATGCGCCGTAATCAATATGCGGCGCATCCCGGTTTTTCATCAGCCGCTCAAACTCCACGGCGTTTTGCGTCGAACATGGCGCGTTGTGGTGATACCCATCCTGCGCGGGTCTTAACCCAACCGCGAGACTTCAGTAGTTCCTCGCCACCGCAAGCACCGCTGCGATGCTGGAGGATGCTCGACGCGCCGAAGAACTTCTGACCGCATTGCTTACAAGTGCGTGTCACTTGCTCCCCCTCGCACGGATGGCGTTAGCGATGTCCCATGCTGCGGCAGATTTGCCGGGGTTGACCAACAAGATGGCGGTGTTGTTTATCTGGCTGTCGGCAATCTTCGCACACGCCTCCCGCTCGGCTGCGGCGACGAGGGCGGCGAAGAGTTCAGTTTTCTGCCAAGCGTCTTCGCTTGCTAGCCCCATAGCGTAGTCAGGGAATCCCGCCTCCCGCGCCATGCGGATGATGTCCTCGCGTGTCATGTGTCCTCCTTCGTAATTCCGTAGAACTTCTCGGCGGCGCGGAAGCCTAACTCAAAGTCCCGCCATCGTCCGTCGATGTCAGGTTTTATGTACGCCTCCGCAATTTGCTCCCTCGTCGCAGGCTCCCGCTTGGCGTCAACAGTCAAGGATTCCTTGACGGTTGGCTCCGGCTCCGGAGCCGCGAGCGCGGCGTAGAGGGCGGCGTAGAAATTGCCGATGTGTTCGCCGCAAATCGACGCCTCTAGCATCTCAAAAGCCACAGCGCGGGGCAGGGTGATGTTGTCGGTCACGGCTTCACCTCTTGCGCCCACAGCATGGCGTTAATGCTCATGTTCCTATCTCCTGCGCCTTTTCGATGAGTCGAATCGCCATCGTGATGTTTTCCTGCTGCGAAACATCCGACTGCATCACATATACAGCGTTAATCATCGCCTCGCCTGCGGTATACATCCGCTCGTAATCGTCGTTCGGGCGACCACCAAACAACTCGTAATCGGGGTCGGCTTCCTGCATCCGTTCACTCGAATCCTCGATTGCAGCGTCCATGTCGGCTACGGTTTTTGTTTGGCACGCTGTCTGCCACGACTTGCCATGCCCGTCGGCGTTTGCCTGTACTTGGTACGCCTTCAACGCATCCCACATATCGTTCGTTGTTAACTTCACGATTGCACCTCTCGCTTTTTGAGTTTGTTCAGACCGCGTTCACCAAAGAGTTGGCGAACCATCGACATCAGGTGCGGGTGACCCAGCACCTCGGCTGCATCGGCTGACCGCAACGCGGCGGCGGTCGAGTCCCGCAGACGCTCCAACGCATCCGCATCAGGGCTGATGGTTAATCGAGCAAGATATGCCTCACAGAGTTTGAGACGGTTCAGCGGAGTCGGCTCCAACTTGTCCCAACCCCTTGCATTCCACGCATCTTGTTCAGCGTGACGGGCGACATCTGCAGCGCGTTGCTTGTCGGTTTTCTCGACCTTCTCGCCAAGTCGAGGTGCGGCTTTTTTATGCAGTTCAAACAGACCCTGATACTGACCTGCAATTGACTGGTCAACGACCGCCTGCTGGTCAGCACCGAAACGCGACAATTTGAGTTTCATCGCGTGTTCGGATGCGGGTTTGATGGTTTTGCGAATGGCTTTGCGGTAAGCCACCCATTGCTCCCAAGCCGCTTCGTCTAGTTCGTGCATAAAAACCTCTCTGTGGTTGGTAGGAACAAGCGTAACTGTTCACGGAGGTTAATGCAACAACTTTAGTTCAGGCTTCTAGGATTTAAGATTTAACTCTGTAGGATTGTTTCGTAAGACCCATGCTCGGAGGACCGGGAAAGGACCCCCCTAACCCCCAAGAACATTGGGAGCCAAGAGAGTCCAACCTATGCCCGTATGGACGCGGTTGTTAGACCCGCCAGACCGTGGTATCCGGTGTCTGGTCGATGATTGAACATCATGTGGGGATTGCACCCACCCCGCCGGTGACAGATGCCCGTATCAAGGGGTCGCGTGGTGGGGTGTTTGACACGACTAGAACAGCCATGTAAATTAACCATCACGCGAGAACAGCATCTCAAGCGTAAGGGCATTCCCCCGCCCGCGTCAAGCCCCCGTTCAGGGGGTTTGTCGTTTCTGGGGTCTAATGCGCTTAACGGCTTTAAGGTAAACGCGCCAAGCGCCAGTAGCCGCCTTGAAAGCCTTTATCCGGGCTTCGCTCCAGTCAGTCGCAGGCCATGCCTTGAATACAGCCCACGCCTTGTCGTAAGCAATTTTGGCGGCTTCTGGGCTGACCATAGGGGTCAGCCGGGGGTAGGCGTAGAATCGGCTGTAATCGGCGGGGTGACGGCTTCTAGCGCCTTCCATTGCCATACCCGCATAGCAGGCAGTTTCCCTGCCTTGACCCACCTGCTTACAGCCGGTCGGCTAACTCCCAGTTTACGGGCTAGGGCGGCTTTGCTACCTGCGACGGCTAGGGCGGCTTGGATGTCCATGAAGCGGTAAGTTAACGATGGTAAAAATAAATGCAAGAGGCTGTTGACATCGGTTAACAGCAAGCGCATCATGGCTCCACGGTCACAAACGACCGGCAACCGGAGCAACAGATATGCGACCCATCCCCCAACACCTGCCCCCAACAATTCGCTGGGCAATCGCAGCAGGTGAATCCAGAGCAGCCCGTGACCTTGCGATGAAGCACGCAAGAGCGCACGCAGACATCCGCGCAGCGTTTGTTACCTGCGCTCGAACCAACCAACGGCTGATGTTCCAAGCCCTACAGATGGCGAGGGCAACAGTATGAAAACCGTTGGCCTGTACCTGTTTTCGTTTGTCATGTTTGCCGCTCTAGTGTGGCTTGCTGTGAGGACTTTTTAATGGACGACTGGCAACAGCAACGCGAGTGCGAGGAACATCGGTACTACACCGAGCCGGTCATCCTCACTTGGACGCAAGCCGATATCGACCGCCACAACGAACTGCGGCGCGAACTTAAACAAATGATTGAGGAAAGCAAATGTCAGACCTTCTAAAAATTAATGTAAACGACCACATCGAAAAAAAAGGCAACCTGTCTTATTTGTCGTGGGCGTGGGCGTGGGCTGAAGTGCTGAAACTCGACCCCGGCGCGTGGTGGAACGCGCACGAATGGGCCGACCGCCCTGCGATGTTCCTGCCGGACGGCACCGCTATGGTCAAGGTGTCGGTCGAGGTGAAGGGTGACACCAAGACTTGCGTCCTGCCGGTGATGGACAACCGGAACCGGGCAATCGTCAACCCCGATGCGTTTGCCGTGAATAGCGCCATCATGCGTTGTCTTACAAAAACCATCGCCATGCACGGGCTTGGGCTTTACATCTATGCAGGCGAGGACTTGCCAGAGTCGGAGAAGGTCGAGCCTAACCCCGAGGTGCTGGCGCAGATTGCGTCTGTGACTGACGCGGCTGCGCTTGTTACCTTGTTCAAATCACTTGACCCCGCCATCCGCGCAGCGCACATGGATGCGTTCAGCGCACGCAAGAAGCAGT